ACGCGTCTGGTTATGAAATTGATGGCATGACAAGTGGGTCGGCAACAAACCCCAATATTACAGCAGGTATAGCCGAAGGCAAAAAACTTCATATGTATTTCTTAAACTCTAGTGGGCCATATAAACACTCACTAGGCGCAGCTAGATTGCGACATGTCCAGCCAGTCCTTAAAAACAGCACATATAGAAATTCTATCCCTGTAGAAATATCGGAGACTAGAGAAGACGAAGGGACAGTAAGAATCGAAACAGCGCCAATATTTTCTAAGGGCTTGTTAAATACGGCTATAGTCAAAAATTTGAGCGACGATACACTTCATGCTACAAATTATGAGATTTCATATCCAAGATTGTCAGAGTATTTTACTAGTGGTTCGACTAATTTTAGAGCACTACCTAATGAATATAAAACGAAAATTTTAGATATAAGTTCTAACCATAGATACATTTGCATTTTTGACGAAAATGTTAGAGAAAGAAGCAATTTTGAACTAAAGTACTTTGATTTTGGTGAGTATATTTATCCGAGGCGCCAAAAAATATTACAAACACTAACGCAATACGATCGAGAGGTTGGCTTTGATCAGAGAACCGCTGTTAGAAAAATCGCCTTGGTCAACAATTCGCTAGGCCAGCCTTATGAAGGTATAAGTGGCGAATATTTAAATTGTTTATTCTCCTCATGGCCAGTTGAAACTTTCGAAATTGAGAAAAACTTTGGGGTGACAATAACAACCCATGATGGCGAATTGATGGCAATCAACCATAATGAGGCGTTTAAACACTTTGCAAACATTTCAACTGGGCCGTTTGAGATCGCTACTTTCGCTCAACTGTCTTTAGGCTATAAGATTAATTTTGCAAATCGGCCAGATTCAGTTAGTCCAGATTTTGTTAATGATAGAAAACCATTTAGATATTTTGATGAAACTGTTACAATTAATGCAATAGACAATCCTTCAAAGGGCGCGATTGTAGAGTACAGAAGAGAGAATACAGTTGATAATTATTTAAAGGGTGAAGACGTAGAAAGCTCCTTCACCTTGTTTGGCCACCCCTCTTCGGGAAAGAGCTTGTTGGGCGAGGCGTGCTATACAGAAGAAATTTTTGAATTGAAAGATATTCATAGACAGATTGATAAGTTTTGAGGTAGGTGTATAAGTGAAGAAATTAGAATTTGAGTGTCATTCTGCGTTACAATTTTTGCCGTACAAAGATTTTTATTGGCAAACAAGATCAACTACTGTTTTGAAGAAATGGTATGAAGATATAAGCGGCTCTGTAATTTACACCAATTTTCAGAATTCACAATCGGTGCCGGCCCTTGGCAGTCGTTTAATGTATAACTCACACCTGCTTGGCTTAAACACAAGTTACGCGGTAAGAACAAACCCAACTAGAAGTTATCCAAACGCATATAGCGCTTCGAATGTCCCTACAGTATCAGGAAACTTTGTTTCGTCTGATTATGTACCGGTTAATGCTCTTTGGGACTCTAGCAAGCTGCCGAATTTTGTATATGAGTTCGATACAATTTATGCAACAAACACAACGGCGTCTTATACAGAAATAAAAACAAAGGGCTACTCGCCAGCTTCTTCTTTAGCTATGCAAAATTATTTTTGTGAAATAGAAAACTTTTACGGAGTTAAAAGAAGTATAATTAAGTCTACTAAAAAGCCAGACCCAGTAACAGGTAAATTTAAAATTAGTGAGCGTGTTCTGGGAAGCAATAACAAAATTCGTAATGTTGTTATGTGGGTTGCTATAGATAATGATTACATGCCAACCACTAATTTTGATTTTATAGGAGCGTGGCCATGGTATCCACAACTACCTTATGGCGGCCTAGGCAAACACACCGTGGATGTTTTTAACCAAGGTTCAACAGACTTCAAGGGCTTTGAGGTAACTTCATCTAACCCTATGCTAAGATCAAAATTAAATGTACCAGATAGAAGATTGTTAAAAATAGAATACCAGCCGGCGTCAGACGCCCTAGAAGAATTGAGCTTTGAAGAGTATCTAGCAAGCGCTAGCTATTCTATGCACAACAAAGGCGTCGGTACATATGGTGCCGACACCGGCGCTGAATTTACTAATGTAACTCCGATGGATATGAGGCATAATTTAATCTTTGGATCAACTAAGGACGGAAACCCGTTTGTTTCAACAAACGGAGAAAACGTAACAGCCTTGCTGGACGCCGCCTCATCTTCTTATACTATTACCGCTTTATCCGGCACTTATTCAAGTGATGTGCCAAGCGTTGCAACGGTCTCTTCTTACGTTCCAAAATATGAAAGTAACAAGGGTATATACCTTAGAATTTTAACGGAGGACGATCCTCTCGGTAATCCAAACATTACAGACAGGGTAAGTTTTAATGATGGAAACATTTCGGCTGCGAAATTATTTGGTTTTGAAGGCAAACAAAAAATTGGTGATATCGTAGAAACCAAGCCCCTAGAAGAGTCAGTAGTTGTTATACCATACATAAATGACAAAGATTGCAAAGCTGAACCAATAATGCTTGATGAAGCCCGTGTCTTAAACCGTCTTTTCTTTTTAGAAAAAACCAACCAACTAAGATTCAGATACTTTACCGACACACAACTAGACTCAATAACTCTTAATAGAGAAAATTCTACATTCGAAGGGGCAGATTTTATTGATGATATAATATTAGCCATGGAAAAATATGTGTTTCCACCAGAATTAGACTGGCTTATGTCGATTAGAGAGTCGGCCCGGGCCGGCGAGTTGACAATTGCTAGCGGACAAATATCTTTAAATAGAAAATCTATCGCTCCGTACTTCGCAGCAGTATTCCAATTTTCTTTGAACTTAAATCGAGATCAAAGGCTGGCACTTTGGCAGGGTAATTTAACTGGGAGCCTGACAACATCGGTGCCACAAATTCAGACCATTTCGGTGCCAATCGAACAGGTTTTAGGATCAGATTTTAAATTTGAAGGTAAGACAATTCGTGCACAAACATTTAAAGCGAAGTATAGGGCTGAAACTAATTATGATGTGTACACTAAAAAGAAAACTGGGCAAGAATATGACAAAAATTTAGATTATGATTGGTCTTACAACTGGCCATATGACCAGTGTACAATTTTACCTTTAAGCCAGATATCGGCCAAAGTGTATTGCAGGGAAGATGAATAATGACGTTTATTAATAAAAAAGAAGAAACGTTTGATTTGGTTATGACCGAAAAGGGGAGAGAAAAGCTCTCCAAGGGCAAGTTTAAGCCTCATTCATATTCCTTTTATGATAACGAGGTAATTTACGACAGCAAGCACGCGTACATTACTGAATCCCAAAACAACGCACAAAAGCGGATTAAAAATGTTCCGATAACTCAAGAGCAAGTGACGTGGGATAGTTCTGTAGCCTTCCCACAGAAAAAAGGCGATTTAGAATATCCAAAATATTTTGAGTTGGGGGGCTATGATTATACACAACAAAACAAGCCGGCTTGGAGAATATATTCACAAGAGGGTGAGTTTACCGGCTCAATTAAACAATTCCCAATAGAATTGGAGAAGGCCGGCAAGGTGGCAACTTTAGACGACTATATTCATGATAAGATTCCTCAATTAAATATTTTTTGTGAATATAAAATTTATATTGAAGAGGACGGAAAGAAAAGCAGAGTCTACATTAAAAGGACCTCTGATGATCTGAAACTGTCAGTACTGGAAGAAAATGCTTTTGACGATAAAGAAAATTTTATTTTAGAGGTTTTTCAATTTTCAGGAGACATGCAGAGCTTAAAAAAGCTTGAGTTTGTAGATGAAGATGAGCCTTTGTCCTCAGAACATGTAGAGTACTTTTTTAATATATCGGTTGACACGGATGAAGTTTTGGATATAAATTATAGTGATGAATTGAAGAAGTTAGAAATTGAAGTTCCAAAGGATGAATGTAAAGAATGAGCATGTTTAAACAATTAGATAGTAAGATTTTTATTGATGGGACTCCAATCCGCATATCAACAAGCGTTATTAATGATAGATCGATCTTATATAAGACTATTTTAGGAGTCAGCTTTTATATCACAACCGCTACAAATAGAACTAGTGGCCAACTTTCTTTGGATGAACAAGAATTAAAATCAAAAATATTTTCTTCTATCTTTTCTTATTTTAAAACATCTTCAAATATTGAAGTTTTAAACGTTGTTGACGACTTTGATATTGTAAGTATTGATGATTTAAAAAATGTGTTAGAGACAAATATTGACACGGCCACGTTATCTGCATCTTCTGATGCCCTTTTTTCTAGCAACTCAAGATTGGTTGATTTTAACTATCAGATAAACAAGATAGTCTTGTTGGACAACAATAAAGCAAAACTAAACATTACTTTTGCCGATCCCGCTAGTGTTTTGACAATCTCGTTTATACAGGTGCCACCATCTGAAGATCCCGCCTCTTATGGCGACTCTAGCGGATTTATCGCCATGGTTAGAAACACCATAACTGACTTGAGATCAAGCATGTTCAATTGTCAAGTTGTTCGCAATATTGCAACCGCTCAAGAATTTGAGATCGATTTTATAGAACAAAATAACGCCCCGATACTTATTGGGCTGTCAAACAACGCAGATTATTCAATTCAATCAACTATTGTGGTGGAGAATGACGAAATATTATTTCCATTTGAAGATTTAAAGTCCGAGTCAGGCAAAAAAACCAAATTAGTAAAACCGTCGCCACTAAAAAATATACAGGGGGAAACATCTTATAATGCCGGCCACAATCATAAATATGTTTTAGACACTAACGGTAACGGATACGCAATATTGGCTGTGAACCCACAAAATTCAAAAGTCAATCACATGCATCGTGTAATAAATTTTGTTGTACAGCCGGCACAAAGTGATTGTTATCCCAAGTGTGTTGACCTGTATGATGTTTCTGGGGTACCGCCGCATGTACATAATATAGATGTTGACTCTTCCGCAATTAATGCTGCAAATTCTAACATGAGGAGGGCTAGTACAAATGAAAATATCGAACTTCAGCAATCTCTATACTAGTTTTGAAAAAACAAATGAAGGTCACCTCCTCCGCGCATACTTTGGAGTGGATATATTTTCCCTAATGCAGGAGAATTTAAAATTTCCAACGCTATATAGAAAAAATGATTTGTTAGATTATATACAATCAATTAGAATAGTCCCTTATATGAACGATCCTCACGGCGGCCTTCTAACAACTTATTTTAATTCAAACTTAAAATACCGCGAAGAGGACAGGCACATAGAGCCAGAACTTTTATCCATTTTAGGAGTTGAGGGCAATTTTACTTATTTTGCTTTTAGCCAGCTTTTTGGTCCACATCGAAAGAGAAAATACGATTTTAATATGGTTTTGCTTGATATATCAGTTAATAAGGCGCTTAATTTGCGAGAAAGGGCAATTAATTTTATTAATACTGTAGATTCGATGTCCAAATTAGATATTGTGTCACAAGATTTGCCAGATTTGACCAGTTTGTGCTATAACCTTCAGGATATCACAGGCCAGAACAAAGAAATATATAATCGCGCTTCAAAAAACAATTTTTTGGTTACTGATAGGACCTATTATTTATTAAAGCGAGAGATGTTGCAGGATATATCTTTTATCGATCAAAAAATTAAAATAAAAACTAGAAATTACGGCTCCGCTGTTGGAATGTCCGTATCCAAACGGGCTGCGCCCGTTAGACAAATCAGTCATAGTTTTAAAATAGTTGTTGAGCCGTTGTTGCATGAAAACATGACTAGTGATCTTAACATCGAAAACGGCCTAGTTGTTAACCGCGAGGAGAGGACGAGTGTAACTTACACGAAGTCATTAAATATTCCGACAGTAGTCATTAAATCACTACCAAGTCTTGAAAACAACTTTAAAAGAATAAACAAATATAAAGAAGATTCCACATTAAAAGTTAAAGCGCCCAGTCTAAACATAGATTTTGCCTGTTTAGAGTTGGTTGATTCTAAAAGTGAAAATACTACTAGGTCTAACATAAGGTGCGTTAAATCCGTAGATATGGATGAAATATATATTCTGCTTTCTCATTCATATGCTTCCGTTTCATCTCCAAACTTTGTTTTGCTTTCAGATTTTAGAACAGTTTTGACAACGAATTCTAATTATTTGTGCAAAACTAATTTTATAGATGGTGAAAATCAATATTTTATCCTAGAGACTTAAAATGCCATTACAAAAACCACAATCTGCTGTAATTTTTAATAACGTTATTTATAAACAGGGCGGCTCTATTACTTTCAAGGTAAAGCAGTCTGGCCCTGATTCGGACTATGTAAATGTGCCGATGCTGTTGTCTGATTCTGTTTATTTATTAACCAGCGCACAAGAGCTTTTAGGAAGTATTGTTTTAGAAAATTATAAACTAGTCAATTTAAATGAAATAGAGGCACAAGTTTTAACAACTCAGGCCGGCGGCAAGCTACAGAAGGTGTTTCCACAAAAATTTAGTATTAGCAATAATATTGTTAAAGAGGATAATACCGCCGACAATTACTATAATAACTCTTTTAGTCTTTTAATTCCGGACACGGCAAAAATACCGGAAGATTTAAATATTGCGCCTGATAAGGGCAATCAGTTGTTAAAGTACCAAAACGCTGTTGCAGATGACATAACGGCAAAATCAGACAAGGATATAGAGCTTTACACACTACTTAAAACAAGCACAGCGGTCGACCTAGGTTTTGGAAATATCTTATTGGTGCCATCAAACACTTTTTTACCAATTCCTAACAAGCCTGATTTTTATCGCCTCACTATAAATCCAAAAGTCTTTGCTGCGATGGATTATTTGTACAATACAAAATCAAAAGATTTTAAATTATTCGGAAGAAAGTTTATATCCGCCGCAGAATTGGCGGCTTCTAAAATGCCCGGTGCCCCTAAAACCCCCTTGCCGTTTGAATCTTTTTACCCAATCAAGTCAGTTTCTGGTATTAATTCATTTTCCCCGGCTTCATTTTTATCCCTGCTATTAAAGCCGGCCAGTAACATATTTTTTGATTTTTATAATTTTGAATTGAATTCAAACAACCAAAAACCTTCCTTGAATATAGTTGCACCTCAGACATTTTTCAAAACGTTTTATGAAACAAAAAATGAGCCACGCGTGCCTGATGAAGCGAATGAAAACGACGTTTTTAGTTTTTATTATCAGTCTCTAGGTCATCCAAACAAGTTTGATGAGAAAACTTTTATTTATCAAGGCGAGCCATTTGCCAATTTTGAAACAGAAGTCTTGGCTGCCTCAACCCTGATTGAAAAATCAAATCAGTATGTTGAATTTGTCAAACCCTACTCATCTTTAGAGTTTTATGCTAATTTTAAATCTAATAATTCCTCTAACAAGGTAAATGAAATAAGTTCTTTGGGTGTTAAAAAGTACGGGTATTTAAAAAAATATATTGATAACCAAAAAAGCATTCCAACCAATCTACAAGCAGTATTGTTTAATCAGGGAGAAAATTTTGTCGACTTGTATGCTAACGCCGGCACTAATTTAAATTTCAGCGATGGTGATAACTTACCAAATGTTTCATATGACGACAAATTTCCAGCCGGAAAATGGACCGGATCTACTGTTGATAGTAAATCAAGAATAAAAGACTTTGAAAAGATAAAAGCTGGCACCCTGTCTCCATTTGAAGTGCTGGGTTATATAATAACAAAATCAACTCAGAAGAAGGGAACCGCCAATTATGATGACTCTATAATAAAAAGAATTTATGTTATGAATGATCAGCCCGGGTTTGCTGGTTATCTAAAGTATTTCGACTCTCAAATTAAGGAGAAAAAGACTTACTATTACAATATTGAGCAAATAAATTTTGTGTATGGAACAAAGTTGGTGTATAGTTCGCCAAAACAACTACCGGACCCAAATCAAAAAGAACTGTTTTCTCAAGATGTGTTTGACCTTAATAGCAAATATGGTAAAAATTATGGAGAGATATATAATCTCCCCTCTGTTCCAAATAATTTAGTTTCAAGCGATGAAAATGAGATACTTCCAATATACAACAACAAACAAATCTCGGTAGATGTAAAAATAGACTACTCAAAATATGATATAGTCGTCCACACACCTGTTGCATCGCCAGACAAGTTAAACTCACCAGACCTTAAACTAGAAACCGAAACTGTTATAACTAAGCCGGCCCCTCCCGACATTCAGATTTATACTCAAAAAGGTGTAACAAATAAGGCGCTAGTTCTTGTCAACACTATCGTTGGCGCCGAAGCTTCTACGGCCGGCACCGACATTCAAGAGCAAAAAAATGTTATCAAGCTTGGAGACTTCGCCACCACTTTTGCCATTCCTTTAAAAGAATATCGTATTTATAGAACCTCAACCAAGCCAGACAATTATGAGTCATTTGGTAAAAAACCACATAAAATATTAGGCACCCGATACTCCAACTTTACTGATGATGTTCTTCCAAACGTAGACTATTATTATTATGGTGTGGCTGTTGGTTCTGATGGTGTGATGTCTGATCCAACAAAAGTCTTAAAGTTAAGAATTGTTAATGAGCAAAGCCATGTTTTTGGGCTGTTGGAGGTCTATTTTTTCAAACAAGATGAGGAAAAAATAAAAGAGAAGCTTTTTAGAAAAATATTAAATGTTTCACCAACGTTTCTACAATCGGCTTTAAAACCTGAAATTTTTATCCCGGGCTTCTATGTTAAGGAAGATTTTGATGGAACATCAAAGAGTTATAGAAATAGACTTTTTCAAGACTCTGAGGTAGTCTTTAAAGATAATGATCCGGCGGGGCAACCATATCTACCGTCACATAAACTAAGAATAACATCTAAAAAGACCCGCAGAAGATTTGATTTAAACGTAATTTTTAGTTATAGGAAAATGAAACAAGATGAACCTGTGCCTGAAGATGCAGAGTTAGTTTTTGAATATGAGCCAACCCCAATACAGATGATTGGCCCGGGCCTAACCAAAGAAGAAGAGGAATTTTTAGAAGAATTTGAAAAAACTCAAACTTTTGAAAAACCAGTTGCAACTCCAGAACAATTATCCGGTGATGCGATTAGATATTGTAAGCCCGGTATTGAGTCGGGTCAGCCCGGAGGCTGTTCAAAGGGCTATAAATGTAAGGATACTGGCTTAAAAACCGGAACGTGCGAGAGGATTTTAAAAAGAAATGTCCCATTTGCAATAGGTGATTCGGACACTCAGGAAGACGAAGGAAACATAGAAGTTGGAGAGGATCAAACAGACTTATCTTCAAAAGACAAAAATGTTCAAGAATTGATAATCGACATAGAAGGAAAGTTTTACTAGACAACATAAATAAAAACAATTTTTTATAAACTATTTATAAGAGCTAATTAATTATATAAGAGAGGAGCAAATAAATGTCATTTTTAACTGATTCTGTATTAGTGTTAGACGCTATTCTAACCGACGAAGGTCGCCGCCGTATGGCAGCAGGCAATTTTGATATAAGAAAATTTTCTTTGAGTGACGATGAAATTGTCTATGACAAGGCGCTAGAGTCACAACCTAACAGCAAATTTGCTAACACCCCCATCTTTGAAGCTATCTCAGAGAACTCAAAAGCTTTGAAGTATCTATTAATGTCAAGCAGGCTGGACTCATCTCACTTAAACAGCACTCTTCTTGTTACTGACACCTCACAGGGCGGTACCGCAAAATCTAGTACAGATGACTACATTATAATTGCCACCAAGACAACTTACGATTCAAAATTTGCTGCAGCTAATTTGCCGGCCGGATATTTAAAAGGCTACGATAAAACTTTAATATCAAAAAATTCAAATAGTTGGATTTACATAGATCATGGAGTTAATGATGACGGCGCCAATAGTCCATATAATTTTCTGCAACTTCTGCCGGCAGATCTTGAAGAGACCCAAGTTTTAGTTAAATTGGATTATAGATTGGGCCGTGTCCTTGTACCGAATACCGACCCGGGCCAAGAATTACATCCAATTTCAGTTGATGATGATTTTATTGCAACATATTTAATCACCAGAGAGTCGCAGGATGGAAGTCCTTATTGGCAAGACTTGCAGCAAAACGAAGCAGCCTCGCCAATTAAGGGCGCTAGAGGTCCCAGATTAAGAATTCCTGTTGCTGCAGCCCCAAACATTAATGTTGCAAGTGACGCGATTTGGACTGCTCTGGGTTCAACGGATACAACCAGCTTTACTGATGGATCCACAGCAAAGAACATTACTAACGTAATGATTGTTGAGGGGCTTACAACAAACCTAAACATAAGCGTACCGTTGAAATTTATTAAGGTATAGAGAGCTAACAAGGAATAACGGAGATATAAATGGCTAGCAAATATTCAACAAACATACAAATAACAACCACAAAGGATTTTGTAAAGGAAACAATTGCCGTAACCGGCTCTGTCTTATCAGGAACTTACCCAGATCAGGCCAGCACTCTTTCTAATATTAAAAACCACGATCAGGGTATGTATCAAACATGTCACGACTATCCTCATTTAAGTCAGAGTGCCAATCCCTTGTTTGATATCACGGTCGGATACTTGCCAAATTCGTCACCAGTTGATTTAAATGAGTTGTTGGTCGGCTCCACCGCCCCGGTTTCAGGCACGTCAACAGATATTTTAGCAAAACAAAATATCTATAAGCAAATGGCAGCGGTCATGCTTGGTTACAATCAAACTGGCTCTTTAAGAGTTTTTGATGTTTCTGGCAATTTTAATACTCAAAATACTGCCACCGTCATGCGCACGCCCATTTTTATTAACTTTTCTAGACTCATGATGAAGGATGAGATTAGAAAAGGTTCTTTCGAATTAACGATCGGTACCGGCTCACATGGGCGCCCCTTTAATGCTAGCGGCACGGGTAGTGCTGTTGGGACTCGCATCATAACCGATTCAGGGTCTGTTGATTTGGAAAACGGGTTAAGAATACTTAAAGAAACCACAAATAATGGCAACGTCGGTATCTTGGACAGATTTAGGGGCATCGCCGCGATTCAACTATCAAGTTCGAACCTCGGCGCAAATAGTATTTTTGGTGCCAACGGCGATACAGTCGGCCACCTTCCCATACTTTTCGTTAGTCAATCCCAAGCAAAACAATACACTTTTGGCCACGCGATGATTTCTGGTACTATTCTAGAATGTGCTACGGGGATGAGGCATAGAATTCAAAATATTTCTATTAAAAACGCCACACAATTAAATGTTGCAAACTATCTTTGTACAGCAGGCGCAAACGATTTTAATTATAGCAGCAACCCATCTTACGTCAATACATCAAGTCAAATTCAAGTTAGGCTTGACAGCGACGGCAGCGTTAATAAAAACAACCCTGCGTATGCGTATATAACTGGCGTTGGTTTGTACGCCTCTGATGGAGAATTGATGGCAGTAGGTAAATTTTCGAAACCAATTAAAAAGGACGCTTCGAAGTCACAACTAATTTCGGTGAAGCTGACACACTAAAAAATGATATGTTTAATAAAGCAAGTTTTAAATTTAAGAAAGATGATGTCTTTTTAAGCTATCTTCAAGCTAATCCAAAATTTAAAATTCATTTCTATCTTAATCAGGCAAAAATCAATTCTGGTCTGGATGTCCATGACCAATATACTACAGATGTTATTTCTGTTTATGATTATTCCCATACCGGTTTTACTATAAAGCCTGAATTAGAAAAGAGATTGAATAACCCAATACGCTTCTTTAATGATCAATTAAAAAAGAATGCTGGGTGGGAAGCTCTTGATGTGGGCGCAACTTACACCTCCAGTTATACAGATATAACTTCTAGCTTACAAAAACACTATATTGTACAGGGCGGTTCCGGAGAGGCAACGTTGCTTGATGGTGTTTCTTTTGAATCATCCCTGCACAAGCTTGGAAGCCTTTACAACGTCTACAACTATTATAAATATTTAAGTCCATATTTTGATTTTGAAAAGTATGTTGCAGCCAACAAAGGCTTGCCTGCGGGTGGTAAAACTTATGCCCAGCCCTTATCTGCTTATGTTTCTCTAATAGAGGTGCCGAGGCTATATCGTGGTAACAAAATAAAAGAGGGTAGTTTAAAACTTTCTTTCTATTATACTGGATCTTTGGTTGCTGAGGCTCAAGATTTGTATAAAAATGGCGTTTTATATGAGACAACCGGTGCCAAACCCGGCGAACCAATTGGTACTGTCTTATACCCAGAGGGCCTGATTGTAATAACGGCCAGCTATTCTTTAAATGACGATAAATATGACGGGTACTTAAGCCCGGTAAATTCACAGTCTGTTAGTACTGGCTGGGTTGACAATCCAAGATGGGCACACTTCATGTCTTATAAGGCTTTTATTGGCAAAGAGTCAGAAATGGTTAGATACGCCCCGGCTAGCTCCTCATACACAATAGAGTTTGAAGGGGAAACACTAGTGCCAACCTATACTATGATGGCCCATGCGAACAAGAATGACTTAGTTTGGAGCAACAATCCAACCTTCATAGAGAGAAAACAGACCCACGACGCCAAAACATACGATCAAATATACGTTGTTTCCTCTGGTTCTAAACACTATGAAGAGAACACTCTAGTTACTATTAAAAATGTTGTATCTAGCTCTTTTAGCAACTACTCTGAATCGTTTTCACCAACCACTCACATTTCTAAGATAGGGATTTATGATGAAGACGGTGATTTAATTGCGGTTGCAAATTTAGCGACTCCAATTAAAAAAACAACTGAACAAGATTACACTTTTAAGTTAAAATTAGATTTATGATATTAGGATTAGATGTGTCCACTAGTATTACTGGTGCGACAGTAATAGATCTCAGCGGCAACGTAGTTTATTGTGAAGCTTGGGATGCTCGTAAAATAAAAAACTTTTTTGACAAAGCCTCATTTATTAATAATAAATTAATGGATATAAGGATAGAATTTCCAATCACAAAAATTGTGATTGAGCAATCTTTGCAAATGTTCAGGGCGGGCTTTTCGTCAGCAAAAACTCTTACACTCCTTTCAAAATTTAACGGGGTTGTTAGTTGGTTGTGTTATAATGTTTTCGCCAGAGAGCCAGAGTATGTTTCTGCCTCGTCGGCTAGAAAAGCTAGCGGTGTTAAGATCCAGCGCGGCCAAAAAGCCAAAGCGGTCGTGTTAAAATTTGTCCTTGACAACGTAGGCGGTTTTGAGGTAGAATATACCAGAAACAATAATCCCAAGCCGGGAAGTTATGATCGGGCAGACAGTTATATTATCGCCCAAGCTGGTTACTTAGAATGTCAGAAAGAAAGAAAAAATTCATCTTAAAAGGTATTTTGGGCGATTATTCTCAATCCTCAAGTGAGACCCTCTTTCACTGTCCTTTTTGTAATCATCATAAAAAGAAACTTTCAATTAATTTAAGTAAAAACGCTTGGAAGTGCTGGGTGTGTGACACATCTGGCAAGAAGATTTTTTCTCTAATCCGTCGATTTGGAGATCAAAAAGATATCTCTGAATGGTTGAAGTTAGACAAAACTATAAAAATTGACAATTTCGATCAAAGAATTTTGGAAATGTTTTCAAACAAGGGAGAGAAGAAAGTTGCTTTGGAACTTCCAAACGATTATTTGTTTCTAGGAAGAAAGGATCTGTCAAACTCTTATGCGGCGATCAATTATTTAAAAAGGCGGGGCATCGGCCCACAAGAGATACTTAAATATAAAATAGGATTTTGTCCCTATGGAGAATATGAAAATAGAATTATAATACCCTCTTTTGATGAACAAGGGGATTGTAATTTTTTTATTGCTAGGACTTACTATGATGATTCTTATAAGTATAAGAATCCTCCGATTGCTAAAAGCAAAATGGTTTTTAACGAATTGTTGATTAACTTTGAAAAACCTGTTATAATAGTTGAAGGCGTATTTGATGCTATTAGGGCTGGCAATAATGCAATACCATTATTAGGCTCTACTTTGAGCAAAAAATCTCTGCTGAGAAAGAGGGTTGTCGAAAACAATACAGTTGTTTATCTTGCTTTGGATGCCGACGCAGTTAAAAAGCAGAATCAAATTATTAAAAATTTATTAAAAGACAACATTAAAATTTTTGTTATTGATACCAAGGGATATGAGGACATCGCTGAAATGCCAAAAAGCGTTTTTGAGGACCGAAAAAATAACGCCACAGAGGTTAATTCTGATTTCTTTCTTATTAATGAGAAACTAAAAGGTAACATATATGAAATTCGCGCACATCGCAGACACCCACATCAAAAACCTAAAATTCCACAAGGAATATCGGGAAGTTTTTGGACAGCTTTACAAAACGCTTAAAGAAGAAAAGGTAGACTGTATTATCCATTGTGGAGATATCGCACATACTAAAACACAGATCTCCCCGGAGTTCGTTGAACTGTGTTCAGATTTTTTGAAGAACTTGGCAAACATTGCTCCAACTTACGTCATTTTGGGTAATCATGATGGTAACCTGCGCAACTCTTATCGCCAAGATGCTATTACTCCTATTGTAGAAGCCTTGGATCATCCAAGTCTTTATTTGTTAAAAAATGCAGGCGAAACCCATCTAGATAAAGATTTTTGTCTTAATGTTCTGTCTGTCTTTGACGAGGACAATTGGGTTCAGCCAACAAAGCCAGAAAAGATTAATATTGGCCTTTATCATGGCGCAGTTAAATATTCTAGAACAGATATCGGTTTTGTTATGGAACATGGCGAGCACGACATTTCAATTTTTGATGATTTTGATTATGCTTTTTTAGGAGACATCCACAAGACACAAGATCTCAACAAGGAAGGCACCATCGCCTATGCAGGCTCAACAATACAACAAAACTTTGGCGAAACCAACGACAAGGGGATATACATTTGGGACATTAAAAGTAAGACAGATTTCGAAAGAAGGAAGATAAATTTTAATAACCCAAAGCCATTTGTCACAATCAACCTTACAAAAACGGGCAGGATTCCCAACAAATTCGAATGTCAGCATGGGGCAAGGTTGAGACTTGTTTCAAATTCTAACATTCCACTAGAAAAACTTCGAAGAGCAGTAAAGATCGCGAAGCATAGGTTTAAGCCAGAATCAATTACTTTCTTGAGTCGACATGGTGCAAACGACCTATCTGTTGAAGGTAAAATTGACGCAGAATTGTTTGAAAATCTGAGAGACGAAAAGACTCAACAAGAGCTAATTAAGGAGTACTTGATGGACTTTAATCCATCTGAGGAAACTTTGGATGAAGTCTACGCTCTTAATTCAAGATATAATAAGGTTGTCGAAGAAAGTGAAGACGTTTCTAGGAACGTTCATTGGAAAATTAAGAAGTTCGGCTGGGACAATCTATTCAACTACGGAGAAGGCAATTCTGTCGATTTTACTAAACTTGCTGGAACTGTGGGAATCTTTGGAAAAAACTTTAGTGGTAAATCTAGCATCATTGATTCACTGCTCTACACAATCTATAATAATACTTCTAAAAATATTCGAAAGACTTACAACATTATCAACCAAAATAAGGACCAAGGCTCTGGCGTGGTGGAGATTGAGGCAAATAATAAGACTTACACGATTTCTAGGAAATCGGAGAAGTATGTTAAGAAACTTAAGGGTAAGACTACGAATGAGGCGAGAACTCAAGCGGACTTCGATTTTGTAGATCAGGTGTCTGACGAGAAAGGCTCTTTAAACCAGACTGAGCGCGGCGGAACCGACAAGGCGATACGGAATGTCTTTGGAAGCTTAGAGGACTTCCTAACCACCTCTATGGCCTCGCAAATGGGCGCTATGAACTTTATTAACGAAGGTTCAACTAGGCGCAAAGAAATTTTGGCTAAATTCTTAGATCTTGAATTCTTTGAGAGAAAATTTAAATTAGCAAAAGAAGAGGTATCAGAATTAAGAGGTGTTCTAAAGCGGGTCAAGGACATAGATTATGATGAGGACATTAAGAGGGTTAAAAAAGAAATTTTTGAAGCCGGCGCTGATGTTGCGAAGAAGAAAAATGAATGTGCTGATTTGAAAGAAGAGCTAGGCACACTTCAGAAAGAAATAACTGACTTGGAGGCAAATTTATCCGAACTTCCAGATGAAAGAATCGACATTAATGATATTAGACAGCAATTACTTGAACAAGAGGCCCATGAAGATAAGCTTATTAAAAAAATAGAGGACCTTCTACAACAAATTGGTGAAAAGGAAAACTTTCTTAAAAAGAGCGAAAAACTTTTAGCGATGATCGACATCGACACTCTTGATAGTGAACTTAGCCGAGTTGGTGAGATTGAGAAAGAGATTGCTAAACTAACACAGCAAAAAGGTCATGCTGAAAAGGATCTTGATAACTATAATAAACAAACTCGCGTCTTACACGATGTTCCGTGTAGCGAACACTGTCCAATACACAAATACATGGACGGCGCTCTGAAGGCTGAAAAAGAAATCAGCAAACAAACAGAATTAATAAAAACTTTAGAAGACCAACTAGGCTTTAAAAATCGTGAATTAGGCGGGTTTGATGTTAGAAAGATTAGATCTAGAATAGAAAACTATAATAAACTTTCAAGCAAGGGGAGGGATGAAAAATCTCTCTTGATGAGTTTAAAATTTCAACATGAGAGAATGTCGGGTAGCTTAGTAAAGAGTACTTCACTAATACAAGAGTTGACGGAAAAGATTCGTTACTATGAAGAAAACAAAGAGCTTTTAGAGAATACAGAAAAGCTTTATTCAGAATTAGAGTCTAAAAAAGCTGAAGTTGAAGAGAGGCAAAAGAAAATTGGTGAATGCAACGAGTGTTTGTATTCTTTGATTGGAACACATGGCGCTCTAGAACAAAAACTAGAAAATTTAGAGCACTTGAGGAAGGAGCGAGATAGGTTGAGCGCTGAGTATTCAGCACATCATTTATTTCTGACGTGTATGCATAGCAACGGAATTGCTTTCGATGTCATTAAAAGGGCGCTGCCGCTGATTAACGATGAAATCGCAAAAGTTCTTTCTAACGTGGTGGACTTTCAAGTATTTTTTGAAAACAACGATAATAAGCTTGACATTCAGATTAAGCATCCTAAACATGACCCCCGACCTTTGGAAAATGGATCTGGGGCAGAGAAAACTTTAGCTGCTATAGCTATTAGAATTGCGCTGTTGAATGTAAGTAATATGCCCAAGAGCAACCTGTTTATTCTTGATGAGCCGGGGACTGCTTTGGACGCTGAAAATATGGAAGGTTTTGTTCGAATCTTGGATCTTGTAAAGGGATATTTTGATGTTACTTTACTAATTACTCACATAGAGAGTTTAAAAGATATTGTCGATATGACTATTGAAATCTCTAAAACAGATGACGGATATGCATTTGTTAATCAATAAGGAATAAAAAATGTGTGGATGTGATAATTGTAAATGTGAAAAGGACTGCGGCTGCGATTGCTGCTGCGGTTAATAACTAACCAGAGAGGGTAAAATGGTGGCAGCAGTAAAAGCATTTGCCGATAGGCACTTAGAAAGATTTGTATCAAAGAAACTTTTGGTATGGCTAACAACAACAGGGCTTCTCTTAGCGGAGAAAGTTGATTCAGAACAATGGATCATCATCGCTACAGCATACGTCGGAACGCAAGGTTTCGTTGACGTGGTAGCTCGCTTCAAAGGAAAATAATGACTTGGCTAACAGCTAAACATATTTTAAACAAAATTTGGATTTGGACTAAAACACACTGGTGGGCTGGTGTGATTTTAGTCGTGGGCTTTATTCTTACTAGATTTGCTAAGAAGAGAGCAAAATATCTTTATCAAGAGATGTTTCACGATAAGATAAAGCAAGGCAAAGAAGAGCTTAAAATTGTAAATAACGCCCATGAAGAAGAAGTTAAGAAGATCAAAAAAGCTCAAGAGGACTTTAGTGTAGTTGTTACTGCGGTAGAGGAAGAGCGTAAAGCGCAAGGCAAAAAAATTAAACGGGAAGAAAAGAAGCGCATCAAAGAAATTATCGAGATGCCTGAAGACTTGCGCTTGCACGTTTTAGCTGATGAGTTTGGTTTGGAGATCGTTGAGGTTGAAGAATGAAAACCACAGCAATTATCTTACTAATAACTTTTATGCCAGTTTTTTGTTTTGCTAATGGTAAAATAGCGGCAATAAAAAAGGGTCAAAAGGCACCCTTTGATGGCATCCTGTTAGACAAGAAGGCAGAGGCGACTATTGCAGCAAAAAGAGAAAGTGCTGTTAAAATCTGCGAGTTGAATATGGACTATTCAGTTAAAAAGATTAAAGCCGAATGTAATTTTGAAAAAAGACTTATTGTCATCGATCGCGACACAAACAAGAAAAAGTTTAATGAGCTTATGAGAATAAAAGATGGCGAGGTTAAAAGATTACACACCGCCCTTAAAAATTCACAAAAACCAGACTATACTAAGTTATGGTTTGTTGGTGGCTTTATAGCCGGTGTTGGAATGTCCATCGGAATCTTTTATGCCGCCGCACAGGCGAGTAAATGAAAAAAGACCAAAATTATATCGCAGGCTTAGAGAAAGCCATATCAGAAAAATATGGCGAAGAAGCAATTGAAAACCCGGCTAAATATTGGACTCCAGAGAAAGAAAAAAAATATTTAGAACAACTAAAGAGCGCCGCTCAACAGGTAACGTCAAATAAGATCGAACAAGAGGCAGGGTTTTTATTGGACGAAAAACTAATTAATAGGAGAAAGGTTAAGACTTGTCAAAAGTGTGATGTAAAAATTACATCTTTAAACGATAAAGTCTTTTATCATAAATATGGCGCCTGCGAAAAGTGCTATATAATTTATTATGAGGGCCGAAAGAGGGAATAATCATGGCAAACATTAACGACTTAGCAACTGCAGTTGCAAACATCATGTCTCAAAAGGGATATGACAGCGGCGATCCAAGTGTCGCAATTGGCTTAAAGCGAGAAGCTGGCAACCCAATTACTGATAGCAGGGTCATGGATGGCTTCAGCGCCAGATTCCATGGAAATCATTTAATTATCAATTACCATGCCATGATGTCACCTAGAGATTTTCATGGCAAGTCAGCAGAAAATATTAAGCAGGATATTTTGGATACTTTTACCAATATTGAAAACTTTCTAAAAAAGGAATGTGCTGCTATGGGTGTTGGAAGACTTAATTTAAGTCAGGTTGGCGAAGAGGATATTTTAATTCAATACCTTAACCGCAAAAGATATAACTGTGTTGCTAAAAAAGTATACAAGGTTGGTGGCGCCGGCGCGGAAGAAGTGCAGGGTCTTGAGCAGAAGGCTCATAAATTAGATACAATCAAGAACTTTATTAAAGAAACATCAGCTTTTAATATTCACAACCGGTTAAATAAGATAAGAAATGTTTAATGGGTTACAAACTTACAAAATCTCAGTTAAAGAAAGAACTGCTTAAATGTGGCAGAGATCCTGTTTATTTTATTAACAATTATGTAAAAGTTGCACATCCGCTCAAGGGATTAATTCCTTTTAGTCTGTATCCCTTCCAGAAGGACTGTGTAGAATCTTTTAGTTCGAATCGTTTTAATATTATTTTAAAGGCGAGGCAACTTGGTCTTTCTACTACTAGTGCCGCGTATATCACATGGCTTCTTTTGTTTCACAGAAACAAAAATGTGGTTGTCATGGCAACTAAGCTGGATACCGCCGGTAACTTAGTTAAGAAAGTAAAATTAGCCATGAAGTCCCTACCGGAATGGATGATGATATCTAAAATTGTTATTAACAACAGGAACTCTTTCCAGTTAGATAATGGATCGCAAGTTAAGGCAATTTCTACGTCCGGTGACGCTGGCCGTTCCGAGGCTTTGTCTCTTTTGGTTATTGATGAGGCTGCAATTATTGAGGGCTTGGACGATTTGTGGGCCGGTTTGTACCCAACACTTTCTACTGGCGGTAATTGTATTATTCTTTCAACACCAAGAGGCGTGGGAAACATGTTTCACAAGTTGTATACAGAGGCAGAACAAGAATTAAATGACTTTGTTCCCATGAGACTCCCGTGGGATGTCCACCCAGATAGAGATAATGTTTGGTTTGAAAAAGAAACCAAAAACATGAAAAAGACTGAGATTGCTCAGGAGTTACTTTGCAATTTTAATATGTCCGGTGCGACCCTTATTGAGGGGGAAGACTTAGAAAGAGTTTTTGAAAACTGTAGGGAGCCAAAATATAAGACTGGCTATGATAGGAATCTTTGGATCTGGGAGTCGTTTCAAAATGACGGTTCGTATTTTTTGGTGGCCGACCCGGCCCGAGGCGACGGTGCAGACCATTCAGCAATTCAGGTCTTTAGCACAAAGACAGTTGAGCAGGTCGCTGAATATCGTGGTAAAATGCCATTAGATACTTTTGCTAATTTAATTTTTGATGTCTCAAAACAGTATGGTATGTGTCTAACTGTAGTTGAGAATAATTCTATTGGCATGTCGGTCATTTCTAAACTTCAAGAGATGAAGCACCCAAACCTTTATTGGAGTAGAAAATCTAGTCACGAGCAGGTTGATAGGTTTATGGCAGAGGAACAGGCTGGAGTTGTTTGTGGCTTTTCAACAACTATGAAGACAAGACCTTTAGTTGTCGCAAAATTGGAAGAGTTTATTCGTAACAAGGTTATTAAAATTAATTCAATTAGATTGGCCAACGAATTAAAAACATTTGTTTGGCATAATGGTAAGGCTCAGGCGATGAGAAGTTATAACGACGATCTAGTTATGTCTGCTGCTATTTCTTGTTGGATCAGAGACACCGCGTTGGTAGCAAATACGAGAGAAGCTAATTATAGTCAAGCGATGTTAGCTTCTTTCTCGACAAAGAGATCTGTGTTGGACACTTCAGTTAGGGGGATGAAAAAACACGAGCAGAAAGTAATTACTAAAAATAACAACGAAAAAGTAATAAATTTACCGTTTTTCATAGGATAAAAGATGGCTGATAATTCAAGAAATCCAAAAAATAACAGTTCGGAACTTTTTAAGAGGCTAACGCGTCTGTTTTCCGGACCTATCATAAACTACAGAAAACAAAATGTACGAAAAGATCGAAGAAAGCGTTTAGACAAATACGCAAGTACTTTTAGAACTGCAAGTGGGCAAGATTTTAAGAAAAAATCTTACAATCCATACGACACAATGATGTCTGATGTGGTTAAAAATATTAGTAGATCAGAGAGATACGCGGATTTCGATCAGATGGAATACACTCCAGAACTGGCCTCGTCTCTTGATATTTATGCCGATGAGATTACCTATCACGATGGATTTGAAAAACCATTAAAAATTAGATGTAACAATCAAGAGATTAAAGAAATACTAAACACCCTCTATTTTGAGGTTTTAAATCTTGAGTTCAATTTATATGGTTACGCAAGAAGTATGTGCAAGTATGGTGACTACTTTGTTTATTTGGACATCGATGATGAATTAGGTGTTAAATCTGTTATTGGCTTGCCACCTCAAGAAATTGAGAGATTGGAGGGTGAAGATAAAACAAATCCAAACTATATTCAATATCAATGGAATTCTGCCGGCATGACGTTTGAAAACTGGCAAGTCGGCCACTTTCGTATTTTGGGAAATGATAAATTTGCACCATATGGGACCTCAGTATTAGATTCTGCCCGCCGCATCTGGCGTCAGCTTACCATGATGGAAGATGCCATGATGGCATATCGTATTGTCCGAGCACCTGATCGAAGGGCCTTTTATGTCGATGTCGGTGGTGTGCCACCAGAAGATGTCGAACAGTTCATGCAAAAGGTTATGACACAAATGAAGCGCCATCAAGTAGTGGATTCTAATTCCGGCCGCGTTGACTTGCGCTACAATCCAGCTTCCATCGAAGAGGATTACTATATTCCGGTTCGTGGTGGTGCTTCTGGAACAAAAATTGAAAACGTAGGCGGTCAGGCAAGAACTAATGACATCGAAGACGTAAAATATCTCAGAGATAAAATGTTGTCCGCGATTAAAGTGCCACCGTCTTACGTTATTAGAGACTCGGCTGCTGGAGCAACAGAGGACAAAACCACTCTGGCACAAAAAGACATTCGTTTTGCTAGAACAATTCAAAGAATTCAAAGATCTATAGTCAGCGAGCTAGAAAAAATTGGTATTGTCCATCTCTATACGCTTGGATATAGAGGTGAAGACCTACTCTCCTTTACCCTTGGTCTAACAAACCCTTCCAAAATTGCGCAATTGCAAGAGATGGAAAATATGAGAGTAAAGTTTGAAATTGCAAACCAAGCAACACAAAGTGTTTTCAGCGCTCGCTGGATATCTGAAAACATTTTTGGTATTAGCGAAGAAGAATTTATTAGAAACCAGAGAGAAAAGTTCTATGATAAAAAATTAGAAGCTGCTATGGGTAAAATCGCTCAAGCAACTGTCGAAGACGCCGGCGGCGCTTTCGGTGGCGGCTTTGGTCTGGGAGGCCCAACAGAGACAGGGGCCGAAGCCGAAGCCATAGGCGAACCAGCCGCAGAAACCCCAGCACCAGCAGAGGCTGAACCTGCCACACCACCTGCTGCCCCAGAAGAGGAGGGCGGGCTATTAGTTACCCCCGGCGCTGAACCGGGCGCAGGAAAAAGAGATGATGAGTGGTATAAAGTAACAAAAACATCTGACGGCAAAACCACCACAAACAAATCAAAAGATAAGTGGTATATGCCAGTTACAACAGATAAGCGCGACATGGGAGCTAGAAAGAAAAATTACCTGTCTTTATCCGGCGTGGAACAGGGCGGCACTCGCAAATCTCACAAAGGATACCACGAATTAAACAAATTAGCGAAAGGCGTAGTAAACGAGTCTAATTATAATGACGAAATAGAAAGAAAGGTGTTGTTAGCTTCACAAGATATCGACAACCTTATTAACTCACTGGAGAAGAAAAAAGATGAAACTAAATCATAATAAGAAAAGAAATACCGCTTTTCTTTACGAAGTATTAATATCAGAGCTTACAAAGAGTTCGTTGAACAATAGGCAGGAATTACAAGAAACAATTGTAAAGGTTTTGAAAGAATATTTTTCAAAAGGAAAAATTCTAGCAGAAGAGCTTAAGTTGTACAAAGAATTCGAAAACCTTCAGGGATATAATAAAGAAATAATTTCAAAAATTATTTCCGAGGCGTTAAAAACCAGAGAAAAATTAAATAATAAAGATATTTTTAACGAACAAACAAAACTAATTGGAGCAATCAATAAACTAATTGGAAAACATTCATTTGAAAATTTTGTGCCAAATTATAAAAATTTAGCTACAATTTACCAAATTTTTAATGAAAAAACGCCAATAAAATCTAGGGTTATTCTTGAGAACAATTTAATACAATCAATTGTTAATGATAGTAAACCAGCCGTAACAGAGAACATGGAGAAAGTTAGCAAGGCAGTTTATAAAATTTTCACTAACAAGTTCAATAAAAAATATACTAATTTAAACGAAGGGCAAAAAACTCTTTTAAAATTATATATCGAATCAGTTAGAGACGGCGGCCTTGAGCTTAAGAGTTATATAAACGAAGAATTGAATGAGGTAAAAGAAACAATCAATAGCTATATTGCTGAGGCGGATGCCGAAGGTATGAGAAGCGCTTTAGAAGAAGTAAAGAAAGAGATAGCTTCTTTTAAGGGGCAATATATTAGTGAAGAAATTTTAAAGAAACTTTTGAGTATGCAATCCTTAAAAGAGGAAATTAAAAATGGCTGAAAAAATTAAAATTAGTATTGATTCGGATGTCGCCACAGCAGTCACAAAATCAGTAAAGGTTGATGTAAAGTTCCCAACGACTATAGAACTAAACCTCCGGAGAGCTTTGAACGGGGATTATCTTATATACGATCACCCTCTTTTTGATATTGTTGTTATGCCAAAGAAAAATAAAGTTGTGACTTTTAGAAAGCGAGAGCATAAGACTGATCCATATCCTTCTCAAGATAAATTTTTTGATTACTTGTCGCGATTGGGCATGATAGTGCAGGATTCTATTCAGGGTGGTAATGTATACGGTTCACTTGAGGCCGTCTATCCTATAAACGATAGAGTAGATACAATTCAAGCTTTGCTTTTGGCAATATACAACTTTTTGAAAGACGAGCTTGAGTTCTTTAAGGCAATTGACGATTACGAAGAGGAATACGAACAACACATGGTAGAGCCAACCCCGGAAGATAGTACTGAGTTGGGAGAAGTGCCACAGGAAGATACCAAGGGCAGTATAGATCCGAACTCTTTGCCATATGGTTTAGTTTATAGGCTGTAAAATGCAATTAATTATATATGTATTAATCTGTTATGGATTAACACTTATTCTATTATATGGTTCAATTTTCAACTCTATAAGGCCAAAAGCCGGCAAGTTGGGTGAGTTATTTAAATGTCCTTTGTGCACAGGTTTTTGGGTTGGTATAATTGTTCTGTTCATTTCTCAATATTCGCAACTAATTACATATGAGTTCAACTTGGCTAATTGCTTATTGCTTGGTTGGCTTAGTGCTGGAACTAGCTACTTTTTAGATATGGTGGTCGATGACTCTGGCATTAAATTATCGGGAGACAAGAAATGAATATCTGGACTGAAACTCACTGGATGCTTAGACCACCAACTAATTGCTGCAAAGGCTCTTAGCTACTTTAGGAATAGAAAAATGAAGATTAAAGTAAAAAGATATAAAGAGATCGAGCGCGTAGCCATCGTTGAGGCTGTTCAAACACTTTTAAAAGAGCAGCCACTCGCACAACTTGGTGTTGAAGTAGAAAACTTAAAAAATACGTTAGAGGCTTTAGTGGGTTTGGGTTTGGATGAGGAAGTCGCCATGGCTGCTTTGCAAGTGGTGGCGAAAGACGTAGAAGCTAAGACTACTGCGCCGCTTGACACTACAGAGGTAACACAATAATGAATAAGAATCTTCTTAGAGAATATTATGAACTCTGTGAGGGCGGGGTCTGCCAAGATTTGTTAACCGAGGAAGAAAAAAAGTTTGTCAAAGAAGGTGGCATGATCTTAACTGGAAAAATTCAAGAGGGAGATCGTAAAAATGGCAACTTTAGAGTTTATCCAACTAAAATTTTAAAGAGAGAAGTCGAAAATTATAAAACCATAGTAAAAGATAATAGAGCGCTTGGTGAGTTGGACCATCCAGAGTCTTCAATTATTAATTTAAATAATGTGTCTCACATGATTATAGATGTTTGGATGGATGGAAAAACTGTAATGGGCAAATTAAAAGTCTTGGACACTCCATCTGGTAACATACTTAGATCTTTGGTGGACGGTGGCGCCCAACTTGGAATTTCCTCAAGGGGCCTTGGGTCCGTAAAGGAACAATCTGGAGAGACAATTGTGCAAGACGACTTTCAACTAATTTGTTTTGATATAGTCAGCGACCCATCCACTCCCGGCGCATTCATGAGAGTAACAGAAAATACTATTCCCGAAAATAAAATTTTCACTAAAAAAGATAGGATTAATAGGTTGATTAATGAAATCGTTAACAAATAAAAAAGATCTAAAAAATCTCGTAAAAGAGTGTGTTAAAGAGGTTCTCTTTGAAGAGGGCATAATTAGCAATTTAGTTTCAGAAATAGCTGCCGGCTTTGTAAAGGCTAATTTGCTAGAGGCAAAACAGCCCACTATAACCAATACGCCGAAACATAATGTTGTGACAGAAAGGGTTATGGAAAGGGCATCTAAGCAAAAGAAACAACCTAAAGAAAGAAAGGCTTTTTCTGAAAATAAGAAAAAAATGACTGAAATTCTTAAAAACAATTTTGGGGGCGTGGACTTATTTGAGGGAACAACCCCTGCACCTGAATCAGAAACAAAAGGTGCGGGCACGCTCACCGGCGTCAATCCAAACGATCCCGGTGTAGATATTTCTTCTATTCCCGGCATGAATAGCTGGAAGCATCTAATTAAATAAGAGGCAAAATATGTATAGTTGTAATGTACAGGTTAAAGCTCGCAGAAACGAATCAGCCGAATCGCTTATAAAGAGATTTAACAGAAAAGTGAAAAACGCAGGAATAGTGAAAGAAGTTCTGAACAGAAGATATTACATAAAACCATCTGTGAAGAAGAGAAAAGAGAAAATGAAAAGAGAAAAAGTTTTAGAAAAATTAAAACGGGAGCAGAATAAACGATGAGTGATACTTTTTTTAATTATAGGGCGGGGTTAAGCTCGGTTGGCCAATACCAAATGAGCGGCATACCTTTTGTGACTGCTTCTTTTAGGGTGCCTCACAGCGCCAGCGGCCCACTTCAATTTGATTTTCCAACTGTTACTAGGTTTTTTACTGTTGTTAACACAAATACTGGCACCAATTCTGTCTTGAGGTTTGGGTTTTCATCGCTTGGTATTACCGGATCCAAGCCCGGTGGTAACGCTAACTACTTCTCCTTGGATAACGGCGAATCCTACACAGGAGAGTGGAGAGTTGCAAGAATTTATCTAATGGGCGAATCCGCCGAGACCTCTGCTTCTGTCGCGGCCGGCCTTACCGGTATTGCTACTGGCAGCTTGGAAAACAACTGGTCTGGTTCTCTTGGGGTTGGTTAAATGAGAAGCGGCTTTGGTGGAAAACAAGGCTCTTTATCAAGTCGCTCTGTTGGTAAACAAAGCCTCATTGATCGCGCCAGTTCAAAACGCTCTTTAATTCGTGCTATTGGTGGTGGTGATATTATAACTTGGATTGATGCCACGAGCACTTCTAATACAATTGGCTCAAACTTGAGCAATTCAACAATTGATGTTGTAGAGGGAACATCGCCAACTATTGGCTCAAACCCTCCAAGCACAGAGCTTAGTTCAGTTTTAAATACAACTGCCTACTCATTTCAATCAAATGAGAACTTAATCTATGCTATTCAGCTAATACCAGCCAACACAGATAAAATTACAGTTGTTAGTCGCTTTTGTATTACGGGTGTTTTTGGTGCGGCTAATATTGTTTGGGAATTGGGTGATTCAGGATATGCTGAAGTTAATGGTGGAGCAGTCCACGGAACAATTGATAGCAGTGGAGATAAATTTTGGTCTGGTATAGGTGATAAAAGTGGAGGACAGGATAGCTTTTTCTTAAGCACTTTAGCGACTACTTCTAATACAGAATATGTTTATGTTACTACCCACGATACAGAAGCCACTCCAGATGCTTTAACCCAGCATTTAAATGGGGAATCCTTGACTGCCGCTGGAGCCAGCGATTTAACAAATGATGCTGATTATGATTTTGACAGAACAGATCAAGCCTATATTGGAGCAAGAGGCACTGGTGCTTCACTCCCTTTGAATGGGCATATTTCAGACCTTTTTATCATTACAAGAAAATTAACTGACAGCGAATCCTCCCGTCTATCACAAGCCCTTTCTTCTTAATGAGCATTTTAAAATTTTAATTACTATTTATTATGAGTTAGAATAAGGAGTATTCTTATGTCAGCGATGTTAGAGCAAGCAATAGTTGATGCAAAAGCCCTCAGAGAGGCGGCCATTCAAAGCGCCGAACAGGCGGTTTTAGCCAAGTATTCAGGTCAAATTAAAGATACAATTGAGACGCTTTTAGAGCAAGATGAAGTAAAAGGTGAGAGTTACGGTGAAGATACTGTAGCCCCAGAGGATAAAGACGACAAGTCCATCGTTGAGGCCCAATTAGATGAGTATGACGGTAAAGCTTATGCCTTTGGCGACTTGTCTGACAGTAATAATTTTGAACTAGAGGAAGACCAAGTTATTGAAATCGATTTAGAAAAAATTGTTGCAGAATCAAACGTCTCTGATGAGGTCGCTGTTTCTGATGAGGAAATAGACAAGCTCGTATCAGAAGAATTAGAAAACGAGCAAGCTTCTTTAAACGAGGAAGAAAATAAAGAAGTGGAAGAAGAAGTTATTGAAGAAAAGATGAAATTAGATTTTGAAGCCACGCCAGCCGGTTGGATGAATCGTGGAACAAAGGTGTTAGATGAGGAGGCCGCTCTTGATCTTTTAGCAAGTGCTATTGCTGAAATGGAGCTAGAGTTGACAAAAGAGCATAAAGAGACTCAAAAAGTTTTAGAGGTCAATTTACAAAAGGCTGAAAACACCCTTAAAAAAGAACAAAAAGAGAACGCAAGACTTACAAACGAAAATGAAGCCTTATACGAGGCGGTTGAAAGTCTTAAAACCAAATTTGATGAGATGAATCTCATTAATGCAAAGCTTTTATACACTAATAAAGTTCTGTCTAATGGCTCCTTGAATGAGCGGCAAAAAAATGAAATTGTCGAATCAATTCAGAGTACTGATAGTGTAGAAAAAGCAAAAGTAGTGTACGAAACTCTTCAAAGCGCAGTTGGGACTCCAAAGACTGGTCCAAAATCTCTGAGCGAAGCAGTAGGTCGTCGCACAAACACTTCTATGCTCTTAAAGGCTCAAGAGTCTCAAAAGAGTAATAATCTACAAGAAACGTTTGCCAATCGCATGAAAGCTTTGGCAGGCATTCAAAAATAATTCAAGGGAGGATTTAACGATGTCTAATATTGTAGAAAAATTGACAGAAAACATCGTTGAGCGTGATCTCCAGAAGGAAGGTGCAGCCCTACTCACAAAGTGGGAAAAAACCGGTCTTTTAGAGGGACTCAACAGCGATATTCATAAAAATAGCATGGCTAGGCTATTAGAAAACCAAGCCAAGGAACTTCTCCGTGAAGCTTCCGTAATGAGCGGTGGTGACGTTGAAGGCTTCGCAGCCGTAGCGTTCCCAATTGTTCGACGCGTTTTCGGTGGCTTGATTGCCAACGATCTCGTTAGTGTTCAGCCGATGAGCTTGCCCTCGGGCCTCATTTTCTTCTTGGACTTCACCTATGCCGATAGTGCTATGAAGCACGCCGGCGCAGTTGCAGGCAAGTCAGTTTACGGTGGTAACGCAGTCGGTTCAGAGATCGCCACGAGTGGTGTTGATTTGGATGACACCTACCACGCCGGCACTCTGAGTGGTGAAACTAGCTTTTATGCTCTTAACCAATCATACTCAAGCCCAACCGGTTCTGCTGCCTCTGGTTCAACAACTCAGTTGGCCCACACCACCGAGACTTCTCTTCGTGGTGCAAAGACCGTTGCACAGCTTCGTTCTCTATTAGAGGCCGGCTCGCTTTCAACGGTTGTTGAGCGTGACGTTGCTAACCGTATTGCTTATGATCCAGATCTAAACGAGGGTCATTTCATCAAGGTTCTCAAGTTGGCTGATGGTATCAAGAATGATGGTTCTGGTGGTCTCACCGACGCCGACTTCAACAACTTGATTGCGATTAGTGGCAATCTCTCCGACAACACCAGCGAAATTGGTTCTGCCACCAGAACCGGTGGTGTTGGCGCTCTTTGTGTGGTCGGTGGCACCGCCGCTGATACTCGACAGGTTCGTAGACTTACGACCCGTCCAAAAAGTACTAATGATCTCTACTTCGTGTTTACGAATGCAGGAGCGTTTGTTACTACGACAACTGCCGATAGTGGTTTCGCTCTTGGCTTCCAG